CCTTCCACCGATTCCCCTTCAATAAGTCATCGCTTGAGAAGTTCTCAAACGCACTTTGCTTCTCCATGCCTTTCGGCTTTTCAGCCATAAAGAACTACTTTGCCTTCTTCTCCTTCTCCTTCTTCTTTCCTAGACCACTCCAAAACGCTTTCAGCTTGGCATCCGGCTTGCGGATGTCCTTCGTCTTGAAGTCATAGAAAGTACCGAGCGGAACTACTGTTCCCTCTAATTTAATGAGACCACCGCGCTTGTCATAGGCGGCGAGAAGTTTGAGAGCATCCTTGTTCCCAACCTCCCGTACCGCGTCAGCGGCTTTTATCTCATTCTCTAGTGTGTATTTTGCTACTTGCATAGTGATTTGATTACTTCGTAATACGCTTCCTGCGGGCGCGTTCACGCTTCTCTTGATTCTTTTTCGCGTCCTCCGCCATAGCGTTCTCGACCTTTAGAATAGCTTTAGCGAGGTCTTTCGGGTCTTCAACCTCAATAAAATTCCCACCCACTCTAAAAATGTAGATTATCTCAGGTTTTTCTCTCGGAATCTTTTTTCTCTTATCCCAGAAAGCGCCATTCTTCACCTTTACTCTCTGGTCGCCACCAATTCCCTTTGTGATATATCCACCTAGCTTATCGTACTGTGCCAAGACTTCGTTCGGTGGGATAAGCTCAATCTCCTTGTATTTCTCCAAAAGACCTCCAGTAGACTGGCCTGTACGAGCAGGCTCACCTTCAATAGCTCGCTTTAGTTTGTCTTCATTCTCAAGAATGAAACCGTCAATGTTATCAAAACGTGCGACTCCTTCTACTTCTTTTTTTGGTCGTGCCATATCAATATTTCCTAACTTTTAATGGTAACCTTCTTTTAATTTCCCTAGACATACCACGAGATGTGAGTATCTTCCGTGACCTAGCTTCAGAAGCATTTTTTGGGTGAGTTCCCAAGCCAGTATCTCCCACTACCTCACCCCTAGTCTCACGAGCGAATTTAACCGCCTTTCTATATCTATCATGCTTCCTTCCGCGCCCAGGTTCTGTGATCATATACGCAGACTCACGAACTCCTTTCATTAAGTTATGAGCTAAATTCTTTCCTGCGCGAGATAATGCCATACGCCACTAGTATAATACTCTTAAGTTAAGTTGGCTAGTAATGGCTATGTGCATAACTACTGTAGTCCTGCGTTCGCGGTCGCCCCTGCAAGCGATTTGCTCTGTACTCCCTGAGCGAATTGCTGTCCGTAGGCCGATGGCTGTCCCGGTTGTGCTTCAGCCTTCTTAACGAACCTATCACCCTTTGAATGGAAGTAGGAATACATGAGTTCCTTCGTGATTTCCTCCTGATTTGCGTATGGATTATCACGCATCTGCGCTTCAAGAGCCGTGAGGAGTGCTTGCATCTGCTCGTCGTTCTGGGCGAATACTTCCCTATAATCTGCTCTTGAAAGGTACTTGAACTTTGCGAACATCTCTGGGTTGGCGTAGACAATCGCCCTGTCCTTCTTCTCCGCCTCTCCGTAGAGGTCAAGCTCACGCTTCCGTTTGTCTTCGTCGGTCATTTCCATTCCCACGAGTTCGTCAGAAAACGCAAGCATCTTATCCTGCCTCTGTCCTCCCTGTACTTTATTCGTGAGAACGAATGATTTGTATTTGAGTTTGGTCTCGTCTCCCACGAGTTCGTCTATCTCTGCCGTAGCAAGGTTATTCAATGCGATATCTGCCATGAGAAGTCCGTACTTGGAAACTGACGCCGCGAGACCTTTTGCAACTCCACCGATAATCTTCTTGGCGTTCGATTGTGCTTGCGCTACCGAGTATGCCTTTTGGGAAGCCACAGGAAGTTGCCCCGACATCGTATCGGAAACTGAACCCTCGGCGATAGATTCTTTTGTTTGTGCAATAGCACCGAAGATATTATTAAGGTTCGACTGTGGAAGAAGCGGTGAGATTTTCGTATTCACATCTTTCATCGCAACAACCGCGTTAGGGTAGATGATGTCTTGGTCGATTTTGTCGCTCCCTGAAACAGCGATAGGCATCTCGGTATCAAGTATCGCGCGGTTCATGGCGATTTCCGTCATCGCATCATACAGAGAATTGTCCCACCTGAGGGTCGCCATCATGGACTTGTAGAAAATGAAATGGCTTCCTATAGGATAGAAGCCGAACTGCTGGACGTTATATCGCGGCGCACCGAAGTTATCACGATGCTTCATCGCGTTGTTTTCAATGTTCTTCTCCCCCACATAAATGCCACCCAAGAAACATACCTCCATATCCTTTCTCCGATTGAGGTAGGTGACTTCTTCTACGAGACCGGGGTGGTCTTGGTCTTTTATGTCATAGAAAAGTCCATCGTTCTCGGAATAAAAGGCAGAGCCGCCGGCTCTCACATAGTCCCAGTTCTCATGCTCGCCATAGAGGGCTTTTGCTTCGTTGTATTCAATCCACCGGCGTTTGATGAGACAGCTATGTTTCTGTAGATTCCGTTCAAACGCATTGGTAAATAGTATTTGGTCTGCGGTATAGATAGGAGCTTTGAAGCCCGAAAGCACTTCGTCAAGCACTTCTTTCTTTGTGTACTTTCCATTTTCGGACTTAACCTTTATGGTCTGCATCACTTCAAGATATTCTGCCCCTAGGTAGACAATAGGGTCGGTCTCCATTGCAAACACCAAAGAAAGGAAGTTGGACTTGTAGTCCGAATTATCATCCTGTGCCATCCATTCCACGATGTCGGACATGAACTCCGAGAAGCCACGGTCAATCTCCGAGGCATCGTTCTGTGCTTGGAAGGTAGGCATGAGATAGCCCGCAGTGAGATTCGCGTGCATGGCGATGCCTTTCTTTCGCGCCTCGCTTCTTGTGCCGCGCCATCTCCAATCCGTAGCAACATCGGAATCTCCATCTACGAACGCATTGAACATCTTGCGCCCCATATCACAATCGGAGAGTACGCTATTGTTGTTGAGTTCGTTCCAGTTCTTCGTAAGGATTTGGTGTCCTGTGTGATATTTCTTCTGGACTTCGTGAACGAGGGCTTTCTCCTCGCCTTGAGGCGAGTAGCCATTGACGACTTGTCCTTTAGTATCTTCGAGAGTCCCTCCGTACATGGCCAGTAGTATAACACATCATCTTCTTGCAAATCCTACACCTCTCGGTTTATACACAGAGATAGTGTTGGCATGAGAGCCGTCTGCAATCTGTAATTGGTACGCCAAAGAATCCGCGATGTCATCGTTAAGTCCATTCGGAAATTGCGACAACTCTAGTTCTAGTTGCGAGCATTGCCCCTTTATGTGCCGTATGGAACCTGCCGAGTATCGAGGGATAAGGCCACGAATACGAATCTCCTTTGCGGTTTGATTGTGCTTTAATTCGACTATCGGAAGATAACGTCCTCGTCGCCTTTGCTCACCGTCAAGAAATGGTTTGAGACCGTCGGTGAAAGTAGTCTTCTCGATACCAATGGAAACGTACCTTCGCCTCTCATGGAGCGCAAAGAGCTGTTCCACCAACTCATCGGGATTAAGGCGCTGATGCCATGCCTTGATATTCCAGAAGTGTTCTTGGTCTACCGAATTATCAGTAAATCCTGTCCAATCTGCTTGAGACTTCTTGGAGATAGCGGTATCAACCGTAAGAAAATTAGCTGTCTCTTTCGCCTCCACCTCTTCCTCGCTGATGTATTTATAGAAACTTGGACTGAACTCCTGATTCTCCGTAAGAACAGGAGAACCTTGATACAAGGCTTCAAAGTCATACGGCCCTACGGTATTGCGTATCTCAGTTAGAGCCTCCACACTAAATCTACTCGGCCACAGCGCCTCTCCTGTTTTCCTATACTCCTCATCATGTATCGCAATAGCGGGGAAATGAATTATTTTACAGCGTTTCTTCAACTCATCATTCTGAAGAATCCGCCCCGCCAAATCATCTAGGTGCCAACGGGTAAGAATAACAACAACTACTCCATTCGGCTCTAAACGAGTAAAGGCGGTAGACGTAAAGAAATCCCACACTCTCTGCCTATACGTCTCACTTTCCGCTTCCTCGCGGTTTTTAATTGGATCATCGAACAAAAGGCAATTCGCGCCCCTTCCACTTAAAGTTCCCCCAATACCAACCGAAGTATAACTTCCACCTTTATTCGTTTTCCATTTCGCCTTACCCTGTTCATCTTCCTTGAGTGTTGTATCAAAAATCGCCCTGTAAACATCGGTTGCTACAAGGTCACGAGCTTTCGCCCCGAAGTCCTGAGCAAGTTCCGCAGAATAACTAACCGTAATAATCTCTTTGGTAGGATTCCGCCCCAAATACCAAATGGGAAAAGAAACAGTGCAAAGTTCAGATTTTCCATGACGAGGCGGCGCAAAAACAAGAAGTACCTTATACTCCTTATCTCCCTCTCTTTCCAACTTCTCCAGCTCCGCCGCAATAATATCCAAATGCCAAGCTGGAACATAATTCGGATTCGTAGCAATAGAAAAATCAATTAAATGCTCACGAGACCTTTGAAGAATAAGATTCAGCTTCTCATCCATATTCAAGAGCAAGTATACCCTATCTTAGTTTAATTACTATGGAATTAACTACTTGACTTGTCAACTACGTTCTAATTTATGTAGAGTTTTAGGAGGAGGAACCTTTTACATCAAAGAGAGGGGCGTACCCTTAACCTGGGTAGGTGTCCTCTCTAACATAAGTAAGCCATATTCTATGCTATTTGAATTTATCCCTCTTGCGTAGGTTATCTCTTGCCCACAATGGCTGAAGATTGCTTAATGCGTTACAACGTCTACGCTCTATATTACCTTCTAAGGCCTCTCTATCTCTGTACTTGATACTTGTTGCGGCTTCAGTGATTCTATTATCCTTGCGGCTATTCTCTCCTGCTGTTCTGTTGAGAAGATCGCTATATTGAGTGTTTGATTTGGTTCAACAGGTCGCTTTCTCATGCTTAATATATCCGCTCCCAGCTCAAGTTCTCTTACTCTTTTCTGTGGTTTTGCTTCAATATCTTCTACTAACGCACTGGTAATAAGTTCTTCTGTAAGGCCATATTGTGCTAACGATTGCTTATATCCCGCACTATTCTCTATCATCTGCGGCTGTTCACTTGTTGAAATATCATAGCCCGCCTTCAATAACACCTCTCCTTTAGTCATTCCTAGATTTTGAGTAATGTTTTCATTCATTATTCTTGCGGCGCTTTTTTGTCTTGGAGTTGGCTTTATTGTGCGCGGTTTCTTTTGTTTACCGGCTAACATTCTCTCGGATCGTATTTTACTTGCATAGCTTTTTCTTGGTGTTATTGTGGCGGAGTTATTCGGCATTTCATTCTCTGTATTGTCAATAGCGTCATTCATAGCTAGAAGTATAGCATATTTCCGCTAGTCAATTGCTATCCCCATGTCTTGATTGTGTTTATGTTGCTATCTAGCCGCTAGTATGCTTATATTATGTCTGGACGCTCATTGACTCGACTCTATAGCGGGGAGGGGTAAACATAAAATAACTATGAAGGTAGGACAGTTGAAGAATCAGGTGGGGTTGGATATTCCGGCTTCAGTTCGCGCCGTCATTCTCTATTGCACATCATGTGGCGGAGAATATAGCGCAAACAAGGGCGACTATTTCATGGCAAGCGATGATAAGGAATTGAAATGCTGTGGAAAGCCACTACTTGCAGTTAGCAAAGGAATTACATTTACGCAGATTTAGCACGTGAACAGTGCGCGGCTAGTGATACTGTTCAGGTGCCGCTAGTCGCGCAGTAAACAAAACAACATGAAAGTAAAATTAGTTAGGTTGTGCATCAAGTGTGGTCGCAAAGTTGCGAGGATAAAATATCCGAACGCACTACTTTGTACAAAATGCACGAAACATTAAAAACAAAATACCCTTTCAGCTATAGAGTCGGCTCTGTGAGCGATGTTCATTCACAATAGGATAGATGGTTAGGATGCCGTTTATTGGGCGCGGCCTCTCTAAATACGCAATGCGCCTGTATTCTATGAATACTTGAAACTAAGCGCGGCTGTCTATCCTATTGCGAGCGAATATGCTCGGCGTCGTAGATTGCGACGACGTTCATTGACGTAATAAATAGGGATTATGAAGATACAAATGATAGAGAATATCGGCTATTATCATCCGTCAAATGCTAACTGGAGTTATCGCACACATATCATCATTGATGCTACGGGCGCGAGACTTTACAAAGAGACATTCGGCGGCGATAGCCGGTTGAGGGCGAGACTTGAAAGCGAGGGGCATACGGTTGAAAGGTTGCATATCGGCAAGGGCGGCGGCGTCGAGGCAAAGCATAGGGACATCAAAGACTTGCTAGACATTACGTCATATAGCGGTAAAAACTACTAATATATGAAGCTCTACGCTACAGTTCACGGGTTGAAAGAAATAAACGGAATACTAACACCCGTTAGCAAAGGACAGGGAAGCAATCAATCATTAAGTATCGAGGTGATCGTGGAAGGCGTGAAGGGAATACCCACGCGAGCGAATGTCTATCGGCTTTCACTCAATATCGGGAACGATAACGAGCTACAGGCGGATATACTTGATTACGGGACAGGACAGACAATAGAATTGACAAAAGACGAAAAGCAAAAAGGCGAAAAACGTCCGCAGTATCTCAACACTGAAACAGGGGAAGTTGAGTACGACGAGGACAGATAGCCGAAAAGCAAACAGCCGCTAGTGATTATCGCAATCACACTAGCGGTTTTTTGTTATGTGGCCATTTTTCGAGGCACTACGTTTCGATATGAGCGACGCAAAACAAAAAGATGGGCTAGGGTGCATTATTATTTAGGAATTATTTAGGATCAAAACTAATATGGTATTATCTTGGGTTGAAGTGCATAAAATGGTGATGTCGCGGCTTGCGAAGCGGCAAATGGAGACAATGACACCAGAGGAAAGGGTCGCACGCGCTAAAAAAGCTGTGGCGGCGAGGAAATGGAGGCCGAAAAAGACTCCGATGAACGAAGGCAAATCGCCTCAAAAGACCGATAAGGACATCCAATGAGCGGCTATTTTATGGCCGCTTTTTGGTTATTTCAAGAGGACTTTTTAGTCGCGGTTCAAGTAGTCGTATTCACTCTCAGTCTTACCACTCATCCCATCCTCAATCGCTTGAGCTTCTCCCTCGCTTATCAAGCCTTGCTGTTTTCTCCAAGCGAAGATGAATGAGCGTACTGCTCTCGCAAGTTCCAATTCTCCCTCACCCTGTTCAATCTCTGGGGCTTCAGGAATGAGATTCTTTGTCGTGATGAGGTTGGCGACGACACTCGTTGCATATTCTACTGCGTAATACACAGCATCCGTGGGGTCTATGACATCTTCTCCTATTTCTAATTCACCTCCCGCGTTCTCTTGTATTTGTAGATAGGGTTGTAATAGGGCGGCCTTTAGCACATGAGTGTCCGATAGCTTGTCCGATATGTCCTTTAAGCATAGGCCTCCGCCTCTTACATATCCTGATTTGAGTGCGGCTTTGCAGGCGAATACTACATCCTCTACTTTGAGTTTGAGCGGTAATGATTCTGCGTCTGTTGGTGCACCGACTCGGATAGTGCCGCCAGCACTCGCCATTGACGCTATACGCCTCTCCATGAGCTTTTTGAAGCCATCATCGGTAGTTTCCTCAAGTTGCCCTTTGAGGGTCTTGATGCGCTCTTTTATGGGTGAGGATTCGTAGCTGTTTGCGGTAGTTTTCTTTCCTTCTCCCTCCCATGTGGTGTATGACTGGTTCTTTTCTCCTTTGCCACCGAGTAATACTGCGTCCTCTTTTGTTTCAGCGTCTTTGACGATGAGTTTCTCGAAGTAGCCGAGACTCTCTTTTTTTGTGTTCTGTAATTTGTGTCCTTTGTTTTTATCCACCACGATCGCGCCGCAGAATGTAGCGATGTCCTCCAGTACTTCAGTGCGGAGACTTGGGACTTTCACTGGCTCGATGAAAATGCCATTTTTCCTTGAAAGTGCGATAGCGACGATGACTTGTTTAGTAAAGTCGGGCGCGAGGATAGTGTACTTGAGTTCCTTAAATACTTCTTCGGTAAGGTATTTGAGAATGTTCGGGTCGTCGATTTTGTAATTGGTTATGAGTACAGGGCTGTCGTCTATCACCATTTCGTAGCGTTCGGGCTTATTTACGAAAGCCTTGTCCACCACCTTTGCAGAGAAACGCATGCCTTTTACCAATTCGTATTCAAGC